GTCATAATACTAATACAGCGGTGTATAGATGTCAAGAGGGAAAATTAGGCGAACTGTGGAAAAAGTCAGTCGGCCTTCTTCGGCCAGCGTTTCGCTCGCGCCTGTTCCATATTGCGCTGTCTAGCTGTGCGCTGGGCATCCGTGAGGGGCTTTGCGGCAGTAGCGTGACCGCCCAGCTTGCCTAGAGCCTGTGCATGAGGATTCTTAGCCATGCCAGCATCCTATATGTATAACGCTGTACTGTGTCAAGCGCATCCGTGAAACCATATTCACCTCACTAAAATAGATATTCATGCTATGATAATGCGTATGATTGCAAAGGCGCAAACGCGGCCAATTCAGCAACAGAAGCCCACATTACAGCCCGGAGTTGTGTTCATTTTGCGCTATTTAGGCGTGATTCAGGCGAGACAGGAGCGCAAGGCGGCTTGACAGAAAGCGAGAAAAAATTTACTGTCATGCGATGGACGCACGAAAGCATAATCACCCACCCGCAAAGCAAGTTGCGCTGGAAAATCAGGTGATGAACCAGCATTTCAAGCTACAGGCAGTTCGCAAAGCAATCCACGCGCAGCATCAGCAGGAACTCCTCGAAAACAAGCGAAAACGCTTGCAAATCCAAAACGCGCTATAATTCAGCAGGAGCGCAAATAATGCCAGCAGCGATTCAATGGACGCAAGAGCTTGAAAATGCTGTAATTGAAAGCATAGAAGCTGGCGATTCATTACGGCAAGTTGCTGAAAAGAACAGTATTTGCCCTGCTTCGATAGTCATACATTTCCAATCAACAGATGAATTGAATAAACAATACGCGCGCGCGTTACATATTAGGGCGGACGCTGATTTTGAAGCACTTACGGACGCAATCAACGCAGAGCCGGAGCGCACAAAGTTTGGGATTGATTCAGCATGGGCAACGTGGCAGCGAACGCGCATTGATACGATGAAATGGATGGTTGCGAAGCGTAATCAGGCGAAGTACGGCGACAAGCTGGCGCATACTGGCGCGGATGGCGAAGGGCCGCTGCAAGTTGTTGTCAAGCACATTGGCAGCGATGGGGAATCAGCATAGTAAACATCCTACCGAGGGCTATTAATGCAAGCGGAAATAACACTACAGCCCAAACAATCGCAGCTTCTTAAACTCATCAAAACATCTCAAGCTGTAGTCATCGGCGCTGGCGGTGGCCGCGGCTCCGCAAAGTCCAGCGGGGCGGATAGGTGCGCTATCACGCTGATGTATGAATGGCCGGGGCTTACCGCGTGCCTCATTATGAGGACTTGGGTGAAGCAACTTGTACCGTTTCATCTTGAGCCAATACGCCGCGATTTTCCTTGGGTCGCGGATGGCTTAAAGTCTAGTCCTCCGGCCATGCTCCGAATAGGCTCAAGCCGCCTTGATTTCAAATATGCAGAGAACTATGACGCGGTAGTTGAGGCGTTTCGGTCTGGCAACTATGACCTGTTGATAATCGACCAGGCCGAGCAGTTCACTGGCCGCGAGATTCGAGAGATGCGTAAGACGTGCCGTTCAACCGGCGGACGCACAGCTAAGACAATACTTATATTCAATATGCGCGGCGCATCCATTCAGGAGCTTCGTAAGTGGTTTCATTTACATGAGGTTAACCGCGATGAAGACCCTAAAGATTATGCGTTTATCAAGTTCAATCCTTGGGATAACGTCGAATGGGTACGCTCGGCGCTGAAAGAGGATGGGCTGATGGTCAAGGATTACTACTCGTGGACCGATGAGCAGCGTAAGGAATACGCCGCCAAACGCGGGGCATACACGCGACAGTTGGCGACCGATGATGAAGTAATCCGCAAGGCTGATTGGGAAGGTGATTGGGATTCGCTGGAAGGTGCCTACTTTGCCAATAGCTTTGATTTGGAGGCGACACGCTGCAACCGCGACATTGTAGAGCAGTTACGCAAGCCTTGGGCGGTTCACTGGATGGCGCAGGACTGGGGCAAGTCTCACTTCTGCGTGACGCTGTGGGCATACCGCGTAACGCTCAAGCCGTCCGAGGCGCTGGAATATCTTGGTTGGAATCTTGATAAGCCTCTTAATATCACCGTGATATACCGCGAGATGGTGACAAATGAGAAGGAAGCGCCGGAAGTCGCTCAGGATATGGTAGACGCTACCCCTCCGCGAGAAAGGCCGCTGATTAAAACCTACTTTCTCAGCCCGGAAGAGGTTACGGACGATGCGAACTGCATAGGGATACAACAGACCAGGCGGCTGAAACTAAACGGGATGCCAGATGCGCAGAAAGCCGATAACGAGCGCAAAGGCGGTTATGGGCTGATGGGCGCATTGTTCAAGGCAACTAAAGGGCACGGATGGGGCGTAGACAAGGACGGCAACAGGTTCCAGTACGATGATGCTATATTGATTTCCAGCGAATGCAGCGAGTTTCTGAACGCTATCCCGGCGCTGGTGCGTGACCCAAAGAACTTGGATGATGTGCTGAAAACGGACCTGAGCACGGCGAAGATCGAACAGGACTGTGGCGATACTGGACGTTATCTGCTAAAGTCAATGCTAAGGCCGCGCGGTAAGACGCGGGATGAGCTATTATCGGAAGAGATTGCGGCGACGGTGGACCCGATGCAGGTACACTTTAAGCGGCTGGCAGAGACAGAGCGGCGGCAGAAGGCAGCACAGCCGCAGAACTGGTGGGACTAATGAACTGGTTCCGTAGCAGGCTACGCGCATGGCTGGGCATTGAACTCGCAGAGGCAGAGTGCGATAAGCGCGGAGACAAGTTGGAAGATGAGATAGATGCATTACAAAAAGAGATTGATTCCTTCAAAACAGCCCTGAAAGCCCGCGCCGCAGAATCCCGGCAGAAACCGGCGTATACTGATTTTGAAAGCAGCCAGCAGGCAGTGTTGGCAGAGTTTGAGGAGAAAAAGTAATGGCATTTACAGCGAAAGACGGCAGCAGACACACCAACATCGACAGCATGAGGCACGCCGATGCTCATCACATGGCAAACCAGCCCAAACCGGCGGAGGTTGAGCCGGGTGAAGAGGAGCAAGATGAACTTGAGCCTCATCACGAGCAGATTCACGAGCATCTGCGTTCCATTCACGAGCAGACCGGCGAGGCTCACAGCCACATCGAGCATCATGGCGACGGCACACACACCAGCCATCATGTGACCAAGGACGGCGAAGTGACCGGGCCGCATCATCACAATACGGCTGAGGAAGCCAAAGCCAAGCTGGACGAGTTCTTTAACGAAGAGGCCAAAGAACCGCAGCACGAAGGCGGCGAAGAAGGTTACTGATGCCTTGGAATCAGGTCATGCCGAAGTTTCAGGCCGGTAAACTGCGTTCAAGTTCCGGCCAGCGCGTGACCAATCCAAAGCAGGCTGTCGCTATCGAGTACAGCGAAAAGGGCGAGGCGGAGAAGGGCAAGTCTGAATATCAGCCATCAAGGAGAGCAGCCGTGAAGATGAAAACAAAGAAGGTTGACTTAGGGAGCAAAGGAAGCTACACCAGTCATCCGGGACGTTTGCACGAGGAATTAGGCATTCCTCTCGGCGAGAAAGTTGGCGAAGAGAGAGAACGTAAGGCTCTCAAGAGCAGCAATCCACAAACAAGACGTGATGCGCGTTCTGCGCTAGGCTATGCCGCGATGAATAAGAGGTAAGCGATGGGTTCACCTTACGGATTTGCATCGCCGCTGGTTGATTATCTGGCGGGAATCCCCAAAAAGGCCGTGGATGCCATGTCCGGCGATTCGTTGAGACGGACTTTAGCTGAAAGGCTTGGAATTCCTCTGCTTTCTCCCGACCCCGCGCCGGATACTACTTGGCACAATCAGATGGTCACAGAAGCCCAAAAAAGTTTTCAGGGGCATCCATTTATACAACCCTCGCCCGCTCCACTCGCAAAACAGTTGAAGGTGAAATGATGGAATTCGAGCGCCAAAAGCCGGTGACTGATGAGTACCGCGAGGGATGGGAACGCCTATTTTCTTTGCATGGGCTTGTATTACCGTCTTGGGTTTCTCAAGATAATCCCGAATTCGTTCCAGCTAACTATCCCAATGGTTGCCCGATTCTGGAAGAGGAGCGCGTAGATGGCTGAAGATACCGCCCAACCGACGCTCACGCCACTGCAACCGCCCGATGATTGGGTTCCCGGCAAATACGCATCCTTTCCTGTTTCGCCTGAGCCGATGTTTGGGCCGGATGAACTGGGCGAATACAAGTCCGCAATCGACGACATGGACGAGACGGTAACGCGGGCGGACTCGGCGGCGCGTATCTTCGAGGTCATGCAGGCGGCGGAAGCACAATTATTCAGCCGCGGCTATCATTTTCTGAATTCTTCGCGTAATGGCTGGGCACTTTATGGCGGCGTGAATGGGGCAAGAGCCAGCGGCCAAGAGATTCTACAGACCCATAATGCTGGTAAGTTGTTTAGTTGCAACGTTTACGCGGCACGACAGGACAAGATTAACTCGATTCTTGCGGTGGATGTTCCGGGATTGACATTCGTTCCCAAGCGCGATGCAGACCCGATGGACCAAGAAGCAGCGGACGAGGCAAAGAAATATCTTAAGGTTTGGCTGAATGATGCGGGAATCAAAGAGATTGTGGGAGAAATCTCAGACCTGTTTTATACCGATGACAGGGTCGTTCTCTATACGCGGTCGGTGGCTGATGAGCAGGAATGGGGAACAGAGACGCCGGATGCGCCTCAAGTTGCCTCTGGAGCGCCTGAGCAGGAGGGTGAGACTCCTGAGACGGAGAACGAAAAGGAGCCAGTAACTAAAGATGTTCCTGCCGTAAGAGAAATTACAACCACGCACGGAAAGTTGGAAGCGAAGGTCCCGATTGCGGCCAATCGCCAATGTAATATGCCGTGGATTCGGCTTATGTCCGAGGAAAACGCGAACACATTGAAAGAGCGTTATCCGTGGATTAAAGACAAGATTAAAGGCGGCGGAACATCGGGAAAAGACCAGATTGACCGTCAGATGCGGATTCTGGTTCGTTTGGCCGTACAAACTTCCTCAAGTTCTGGTGAAAGCTGGCAGCAAGACGCGACAGAAACATTCACATGGTATCGCCCAAGTCATTACCACTCAATAAAAAAAGAAGATGTCCGCAAGGTTTTCGCCGAGAATTTTCCTAATGGGCTGCTAGTCGTTCACGCCGCCGGGGAGTTTGCATTTTGCCGCAACGAGTCCCTGAACAAACACCTGAAAGTCATCCACGCGAAAAAAGGGCCTGGGCAGAATCGCAGGGCTATCGGAACCAATTATTTACCCTTGCAAAAGATTCTCAACGCGGAAATCTCGCTGGTAGACAGGCAATTCCGTTCGGCGATTGCGCGGCGCTTCCATAATTCAGAGCGCATCAACTCTGAAACTCTGAATGGGCAGATCAACGATCCGGCCAAGAGTACGCCGGT